ATAATGAATAAAAATCCTCCTAGATAGTTCTGTATTTTAGATCCTAAATTAATTGAATATTCAATTAAATTCATATTATTCCAATTATCTGACCATAATAGAAACTCATCTTTTAACATATTCAAAATTAATTCTCCAACTGCATATCCCATGTAACAACCTACTCCGCACTTTAAACCTGACCATATTTTATCACTAAAAATAGAAACTCCTAATGTGTCCAAAGTGCTTACTCCTTGTGATTTTAAAGTATCAAACTCACCTTCCTCTGCTGAATAGTAACAGTATTCTTCCTTAGACTTAGTGTTCAACAATCCTGTTTCGACCTTATCCAATGCTAATAATGGTGGTTTTATCTCTCCAAATTGATTCTTCATGGACTTCATGAAATTGATTCCCGTTTCTATTTTTGTATCTTCCTCTTCTCGGTAAAAAATATCTCTCATTATTTCCTTTACATATTCGGAATTCTCTGCTCTAATATTTTCAGGAATATCATGCGCTTGCTTTATCTTCCTCTTCTTTATCTCAAAAGCTTTTATAATAACCGCCATCCACTTTCTCAATCCTTCTATATCATCTGTATACTCTCTAATTGTGTAAGAAGTTGGTATTTTACTTGACTTTGTGTTCAACGATAAATATTCTGGAAACCCTTCTTGAAAGTGTTTAGTATGCATATTATAATGCTTAAACCTAATAGTACCTTTAAACATACCTGATTTCAAACTAAATTCATAAAAATCAAAAACAAAGGCTCTTCTCCACAGCGCTTCCATATTGCTAATTCCGTCTGATTTACACAATCCTGACAACTGCATAAAACTATTGGTCGTTGCTATTACAGTAGTACTATTAAAAAATTTGGTGTCTTTGAGTTTGGCTTCAGCACACTCTAAAGGCATCTTTACACTGGAAATCATGTTAATCATAGTTCTCCATTGACTAATACCTTTTTGACCTACGTCATCCATAAAGAAAATATCTTCGTTATTGTAAGAATCATAAAAATCCTTTCCTTCATTTATATCTGGTATAGAATGACAGTATTTACTACTATCTAAAATACTTAGTACTTGGTTTAGCATCACTGACTTTCCGCATCCAGGGTTGCCTTCAAATACAAACATATTTGGTTCTACTCTGGAAGTCTCCTCATTTGCTCTAACTATTTTCATGTGCAACTCCCATTTTTTAAACAAATCTGCAACAGAGCCACATCTCTTGGCCCAGTCCTTTAATTCTGGATTATCAGATAATTTGTCATCTAAGTCAAAGTTCTTCTTTCTCCAACTAAACTCTGAATATATTCTATTAGACTTAGTTGCTTCATCCAAATATTGTTTTGCTACACTTAACAATCTATGCTTTTCACCAAAACCTACATACGAAAATATCCTTAAGATATCTTCCTTATAAGACTGAGATACGTTTAATTTATCACAGACAAAAACTAAAAATGATTCTAATAGTGAAAATAATTTGTGAATCAATGTAAAATCGTCCATAATTTTAGTTTGAGACAACATAGATATATGTTTTACCACCTCCTTAACTTGATGAGGTAAAAATGGCAACACAGAAGCCATTAAAATGGTTTCTATTCCTTGAGCTTGTACCTCAAAATGATCAATCAAGCTATATATAGATAGACAAATTGACATTAATGTTTCCAATCTATCACCTGACGTTGGTTTAGTGAATGACAGAAACTCTAATAATAATTTCGCTATAATAAT